TTCTTCGACACCGACCACTCGACGGGCAACTCGGGGACGCAGACGAACCACCTGGTGGCCTCGGACGCCGCCAGCCTCAACGTGGGCACCGCCACGGCCCCGACGACCGCGGAGCTCAACGCCGCCATCGGCAGCGTCATCCAGCACATGTTCGGCTTCAAGGACGACAACGGCAAGCCGATGAACGCGAACGCCAAGTCGTTCCTGGTCATGCTGCCGACCAACATGCTCAATGCCGGCGTCAACGCCGTGGCCTCCCCCATCGTCTACTCGTCGGCGGGCAGCTACCCGAATGCCCTGACGGTCGCCGAGACGGCGATCGGCTTCAATGTCCGGGCCGTCGTCAACCCGCTCCTGACCGACACGGACGCCTTCGTGGTCTTCCGCACCGACGCCCCGGCCTCCGCCCTCATTTTCCAGGAGGAGGAAGGCATCACGATCTCCGCCATCGCCGAGGGATCGGAGCACGAGTTCAAAAACAACGAGCACCTCTACGGTGCGAAGCGGATCTGCAACGCGGGCTACGGCTACTGGCAGTACGCCTGCAAGGCGACCCTGAGCTAGTCAAGGCTCACAAGTGACCGGGAGCCCTCCCGGTCGTCGAGGGCCGGGAGGGCTTTTTTCAGCGAGGAGAGAACCATGGCCGTCTTCCAGCTCATCTTCCGGGAGCCCTGGCCCCTGGGGCAGGAGCTCCGCCCGCCGGGCGAGATCGTCCTCGAGGGCGAGTGCCGGATCCCGGGCGCAACCCCCGACAAGATCGAGAAGGCGATCCGCTTCAACGCGATCCAGATCCGCGAGGTCCCCGCGCCGAGCTACAGCGGCACGGCGGCGGATGCGCCCGCGGCACCCAGGCGGAGGAAACCGAAATGAAGGACCGCCTCGTCGTCATGGGATCGGCCCCCTGCCTGGAGACGGACATGATCCGCCTGCTGGGCGGCGCCATGGACGTCGCGGACTGGGACTTCCTGGCCGTGGGCCTGGACTGCGCCGACCGCTACCTGGGACGCATCGAGCACGCCGCGAGCTACCACCCCAAGGAGTTCCCCCAGTTCCGCGAGCGCCGCGCGAAGGCGGGCGGGAACCTGGACTACCGGCAGCATTCCCACGGGGCCGTCTCCGGCCTCGAGATCCGGGTCTGGCCCTACTTCTCCCCGTCGGGATCCTCGACGATGCTGGGCGTCGAGGTGGGCCTGGGGCTGGGCTACGCGAAGATCGTGGTCTGCGGGGCCCCGCTCGACGAGAAGGGCTACCGGCGCTTTCAGGAGGGCTGGAAAGTGCGCCTTCCCGCGATCAAGGACAAGACGCGCGCCATGAGCGGCTTCCCCCGCGAGCTGCTCGGCGAGCCGACGAAGGAGTGGCTGGGTGTGTAGGGACCTTCTCATCCTGGGATCCGCCCCGTGCCTCGGCGAGGACCTCGCGAGGATTCCCGCGCCGGAGCGCTACGACGTCATGGCGATCGGCCTGGACGCCGTGGACCGCTGCGCCCTGCCGCTGAAGTACGTCGCCACGAACCACCCCGAGGACATCGAGCCCATCCGCCTGCGCCGAGCCCGGTTCGGCGGGAACCTGGACTACCGGCTCGTCTGCTACCGGCAGGCCCCCGGCGCGGACATCGTCCAGCCCCTGGGGCCCGTTTCGGGCTCCTCGGCCATCCTGGGGGCGATCGCCGGCATCACGATGGGCTACCGGAAGATCGTCCTCTGCGGCTGCCCGCTCACGGGCAACGCCCCCGAGGGGAACCCCTACGAGGCCTTCCGGCCCGGCTGGGAAGCCGAGGCCGGGCGCGTGAAGGGCCGCGTCTTCTCCATGAGCGGCTGGACGCGGGAGTTCCTGGGCGGCCCCGAGGAGATCACCGTGGGGGCCGTCTGGGACGGATCCGAGTACTACGGCCCCGACTACGTCAACCGGCTCTACGCCTCGGTTGCGCGCAACACGACGGCGCCCTTCGACTTCGTCCTGTACGCGGGGCCCTGGGTGCACGACAGGCTCGCGGCGCTCGACCCCCGGATCCGCGTCGTCCACATCGGCCTGCCCTACTGGTGGAGCGCCATGTACTTCTGGAGGCCCGAGCCCCCGGGCGTGAACACGAAGGACGTCCTCTACCTCGACCTCGACCAGGTGATCACGGGGGACCTCGACCCGATCCTCCGCTTCCCGTCGGATCACGCCTACATGAAGGACTACCCGGCGGATGCCTGCCCGCCCGGGCGCGAGGCGCACGCCTGCGCCTCGACGGCGCTCATCCGCAACGGCGCGGGGGCCCTCGTCTGGGAGGAGTACGTGAAGGCCGGGATGCCGCAGTGGAACCCCCTGGAGGCGAAACCCGGCCGCCCGATGCCCATGGCCGTGCAGACCGTGCTCAACGAGCCGCAATACGGCGCGCGGTTCGACACCTTCCCCGAGGACTGGGTGGTCTCCTACCGGATCTGGGCGAAGCGCAAGGGCATCGGCGGGACGAAGATCGTGGCCTTCCACGGGAGGCCCAAGCCCCACGAGGTGGACGACGACTGGGTGAAGGAGAACTGGCGATGATGGACCCGTTGCGGGGATACGGCAAAATCGGGGCGAACGTGCGGATCTACCCCCTGGCGCGCCTCGTGCTGCGCGAGGGCATCGAGATCGGCTCGAACGTCATCATCGACGACTTTGCCTTCATCGTGGGCGGCAAGCCCGGGGATCCCCCGGTGCGGATCGGCGACTACGTCCACATCGCCAGCCACACGAGCTTCACCGGCGGCGGCGAGCTTGTCCTGGGGGACTTCACGTCCTACGGGTCCGGCACGAAGATCGTCACGGGCTCCGAGCACTTCACCGAGGGGGACTGCCTGACGAACCCCTCCGTGCCGGCGCCCTTCCGCCGGGCCAAGCGCAGCTTCGTCCGGATCGGCAAGCACAGCATCCTGGGCCTCAATGTGACGGTCCTGCCTGGCGTGACGATCGGCGAGGGCTGCGCCGTGGGGGCCAACTCGCTCGTCATCCGGGATCTCGAGCCCTGGGGCGTCTACGCCGGCTCGCCGGCCCGGCGCATCGGGGAGCGGCCCAGCGAACGGATCTACCAGCTCGAGAAGGAACTGAGGGAGCAATGCAGCCGGTAGTCTCCATCATCTGCATGACCTACAACCACGAGGCCTTCATCGGGCAGGCCATGGGGGGCTTCCTTGCCCAGGTCGCGGATTTCCCCATCGAGGTGATCGTCCACGACGATGCCTCGACGGACAAAACGCCAGAGCTGCTGCGGGCCTGGGCCAGGGCGTACCCGGACGCGGTGTTTCCTCTTTTCCAACGCGAGAACCAGCTGAGCAAGACGGGCGTCTATCCCATCGTCCACGCCTACGAGGCCGCCCGCGGGAAGTACATCGCGCTGTGCGACGGCGACGACTACTGGACGGACCCCTGGAAGCTGCAGCGGCAGGTGGATTTCATGGAGGCCAACCCGGAGCACGCCATGTGCCACCACGACTACCTGATCCTCGACCAGGGCGGCCTCCGCGCCCCGGACTCGCGGGCCCCCCGGGACTTTACGGGCGACGAGCTCGTGGGCCTCTCCCTGGTCGGCTACGGCATCGGCTGCTGCACGAAGCTCTTCCGCAACTTCTACGCCGAGGCGAGGAAGGATTTCACCGACTTCATCGGCGATTATCCCATGAACGTCATGCTGGGGCTGCACGGCCCCTGCAAGTACATCCCGGGAATTCGGCCGTCGGTCTACCGCCGCCAGCACGGGGCGAACTCCTGGAGCGGCCTGCCGAAAGAGGTCATGGCCGAACGCACCCGGGAGATGCACCGGCAGGTCTACGAGCGGATCTGTGAGCGGGGAGACGAGAAGCACATCCGGATCAGAAGGGCTTTTCTGTAATGGCAAACGGGGCACACGTCGTCACGGAGATGTTCGAGCGGGAACTGTGCCGCTACACGGGGGCGCCCTACGCCGTCGCCGTGGACAACCAGTCCAACGCCCTCTTCCTGGCGCTGACGCGGGAGGGCGTGCAGGGCAGGGAAATCACGATCCCGGCCCGCACCTACCCGAGCGTCCCCTGCGAGATCCTGCACGCCGGAGCCCGCGTGCGGTTCCGTCCCGTCCAGGGCAGGACGCTCAAGGGGGCCTACCGGCTGGAGGGCTCGAACGTCTGGGACTCGGCCCTGCGCTTCACGGCCGGCATGTACCTGGAACACAAGCCGTACAGCGGCGCCCTCGTCTGCCTCTCCTTCACGGGGCCCTACAAGCACCTCAAGCTGGGCAAGGGCGGGGCCATCCTGACGGACGACCACGAGGCCTTCCTCTGGTTCAAGCGGGCCCGCTACTCGGGCCGCAGGGAGTGCAGCTACCACGACGACCACTTCGACATGCTGGGGTGGAATTTCTACATGATGCCCGAGGTGGCCGCCCGGGGCCTACTCATGATGCCGCAGTTCTACCACCTGGACGGGACGCCGAGGGAGATGGAGGACATCGAGCTGCCCTATCCGGATCTCTCAAAATACGAGGTGTACACGCGATGACGACCCCCGAGATCTTCGACGACGTCTGGCAGCACGGCCACTACCGCGAGGGCAGCTGTGCCAAGCGCATGATCCCGCACTACACGAAGCTCATGGAGCCGGGGGCGACGATCAACGACTACGGCTCCGGCACGGGCCGGGCCGAGGTGGAGCTGATCAAGATGGGCTTCCGCGTCAACATGGTGGACTTCTCGGCCGTCGCCCTCGAGGACGAGGCCCGGGCGCTTGTCGACGGGGATCGCCTGACCTTCACGCTCGCGGATCTGGCGGCCCTGCCGGCGGATTTCCCCGTGGCCGACTGGGGGATCTCCATCGGCGTGATGATGACGGTGGACCCGGCCAAGCTCGACACGATCTGCCGGGAGATCCGGCGCACCTGCCGCAACCTCTGGGTCGAGACCTACGACACGCCGGACATCCGCCGCGGGCGGGACTTCACCACGATCCACCGCGACGGCAAGTGGTGGGCGGCCAAGCTCGCCGAGTTCTGGCCGCACGTCGAGGCGCACCCCAGCCCGGAGCACAAGCGCCGGGCCATCACGATATGCCGCAGCGATGCGGAAGGAGGTCGGAAATGAAGAAGTACTTCGCCGTGCTGTTTTGCGCGCTTGCGCTGCCCGGGCTCGCCGTCGCCGCGCCCTTCGTGGTCAGCGATCCTTATCCTGCTTCTGGAGTGCAGCCTGACGGTTTCGCTGTTTCTGTGGATGGCGGCGCTGTGGTGGAGTCTCCGGCACAGGCCGTGACGGGCGGCGTGCGCATGTACTTCGACATCGGGGGCCTCCCGGCGGGATCGCACACGATCACGGTGCGGGCCTACAAGAATTACCCGGAGCCGTGGACCCGAAAGGAGAGCGATCCCGTAAATTTTACGTTCACGGTTCCTGCAGCGCCGTCCGCACCGGCTGGTATTGGACTCATCAGGTGACCTGCACCTGGAAACTGATGGCGAGGTGATCATGGATATCGGGACGGCAATCGCGATCTGCGGGGTCTGCTTCTCGGTCGTCGCCATCGTGTTCAAGGTGGTTTCCCCGCGGCCGTGCACGAAGGAACACTGCCAGGACCACTCCGGAGTCGTCGAGGCCATCAAGGCCGTCAACTCGTGGCTGAGCAAGATCGACGGCAAGGTCGACAAGCTGCTGCGCAACGGCACGGGACTATGACGAAGAACGAAATGCAGCACATCTTCCTGGGCAATCTGGCCCGCCTGATCCGGTGGATGCAGGAGCATTACACGGGTTGCTGGGTCGTCGGCGGCGACCTCTGGCGGGACCGATCGGTCTATAGCCAGATCGGGAAAGGGTCCGGCGTGAGCCTGCACTTCGAGCGGCTTGCCGTCGACATCCCCATGATCGACCGGGAAAGAAAGGCGCTGGTGGCGGACAGCGAGGTTTACAGGCCCGCCGGGGAGTACTGGAAATCCCTGCACCCGCTGAACCGGTGGGGAGGCGACATCCCCGGGGACGGTAATCATTTCTCCATGTCTCCGGACGGGAGAATCTGAGGAGAGGACCATGGGCAAAGGGCTCACGACCATCGAGATCATGATCATCCTGGCGATCCTGGCGGGATTCGGCCTCGGGGGCTGGATCGGGAGCCAGGACCAACCCGTTGTCATCAACGCGCCCGCGCAGGCGGAGAAGGCGAAATGAAGACCGAACTGAGACCCGGCGACTACTTCTGCGTGCGCACCGGTTCCTGGGTGGCTGGCGCCATCTTGGCGGCCCAGAAACTCAAGGCGCTGGACCGCGAGAGCACGTACAACCACGCGGGCATCGTCGTCGCGAGCGACGGCACCACGTTCGAGTCGCTGCGCCGGATCGCCCACTACGACATCAACGCCTATACGGGCTGCCGGATCCTGGTCGCCCGTCACCGGGACATGACGATGCCGGCGTTCATGCGCGGCTACCACGCCGTCAAGAAGTGGGACGGGCGGGTCTACCCCTTCTGGCGGCTCGCGCTGCATGCCGTGGGCCTCGCGAAATTCCTGCACGTCGCCGAGATTCCCGTCTGTTCGGAGCTGGTGGTCGAGCACTGCCATCACGCCGGCCTGTGCGATTACCGGGGTTACGGATGGAACCCGGACAACCTGGCCGACAAGTTCCGGAACTACAAGTGCTATGACGTGCTGTACGAGGGGGAGTGGTGATGAAGGAAATCCTCGATAACATCAGGGATCTCAAGACAACGGGGCCCGCCGCGGCGGCCCTCGTCGCCACGGCGATAGCCCTGTTTCGGGACGCGGTGCAGGCGACGGTCGAGACCATTTCGAGCTTCGGCTACACGCTGACGCCGGACAAGGAGATCTGGGTGTATGTCGCCTTGGCGGCCCTGTGCCTCGAACGGATCCTCTTCGGCCGCGCCCGCGGAAAGGAATGAACCGTCCATGGCGACCTTCAGGGAGCAGCTCGAGGCCGACCTGGCCGTGTTCCTCAATGCCGACGAGTTCGCCGTCGAGGCCGACCTGGGCGAGGGGGCGGATCCCCGGCATATTCCCGTCCTCGTCGACGAATCGCCGGCCCTGGCGGAAGGCCCGGCCGCGGCGGTGCGGACGGCGACACGGGAGGCGACCTGCCGGTCGGCGGACATCGGGGGCACGAAGGTGGGCGACACGCTGTTCATCGGCGAAACGCAATACCGGATCATCGACATGCAGCCGGACGGCGCCGGGCTGACGACGATGATCCTGACGACGATCGGATGAGGCGGCATGAGCGTGCGGCAGCAGATCATCGACGCGGTGCGGGCCCGGCTGGCCACGATCCGGCTCGCCAACGGCTACGCGACGGATATCGGGGCGAACGTCCTGGAATGGCAGACGACGCCCATCCCTGTCGATAGCCTGCCGGCCGTCTGCCTGAGGGACACGGAGACCGAGATCGAAGCCTGGACGATGCGCGAGCGCGACAACCGCGTCGCGCTGGTTATCGAGGCCATAGGCCAGGACATTCCGCCTGCCCGGGCGCGGTCCTATCTCGAGGACATCTACCGGGCGATCGGCGCCGACGAGACGTGGGGCGGCCTCGCCCTGCTGACGGAGCCCGCCGGGGACTCGATCGAGCTGATGATCAATGACGAGGGCGTCGGCCGCGCCACGGTGCGGATCACGATCGAATACCAGGCCGGGAAGTGGGAATTCTGAAGGATGCGCTACGACACGGTCAACGAGAAATCGACGAGCATCGTCACCCTCTCCTTCGCGGACGAGGCCGGCAATGCGGTGACCCCCACGTCCGGCACGTACCGGATCGACGACGTCGCCTCGGGAACCCAGATCAAGGGGGACACGGCATTCACGCCGGTCTCCAGCACGCACGAGATCACCATCAGCGACTCGGAAAATGCGATTCTCGATCCGGACAACGCCCGCGAGCTGCGCTGCGTGACCGTCTCCGTCACCTACGGCACGGGCAAGAAATGCACGGCCGAGTACCGCTACTATGTCGTCAACCTCATGAAGATCAGCTAAGGAGGCTGCCATGAAGTACCGCATGAAACCGGACGGACCGGACATCACGATCGTGGACGGCCCGCTGGCCGGCCGGACCTACCGCGCCGGGGCGTCCTACGACGAGATCCCGGCCGGGTACGAGGACCGCTTCGAGCCGGCGGACGAACCCGAAGGAGGTGAGGACCGATGAGAAACTACCTGGCCGACTACAACCTGCTGGCCGTCTCCGCGAATGCGAAGGAGACCGCCCTGAACACGGAACAGACGCTCGACACCTCCATGCTCGTCGCGAAGGGCAACTTGATCCTGCTCAAGCCGCGGCGGGAGGACAACCGCAACGAGCTGACCGGCAAGGAAGAGGCCGACACGGTCTACGATCTCGGGGCCCTGGCGGAAGGGACCCTGGAGTTCGAGAAGGCGCAGGCGCAGCACTTCGGCTTCGGCTACGCCTTTGCCTTCGGCAGCCGTTCCGCCTCGGCCTGGGGCACGGGCTACAAGCACGTCATCACCCCGACGGCCGACATGTTCCTGCCCTCCTTCACGGCGGCCATGCGCCTGGGGCAGACGATCATGAAGCGCCGCTTCGCCTCGATGCACGTGGACCAGCTCACGGCCA